CATATAAATTAACACTTGTATCTCTAAAACTGTACTCATTGTATTACGCCCTTTGTTAAGGCCGATACGATCTAAACCCTGAGAGCTTAGCCCGGCTCGGCAGTTAGTGGTACACCATAAGGGTAAAGGCACATACCGACAAGATGCGACTAAGACACGCTAGGAGGTTCGTCCTCTTTTTTAGGTTTGGACTTAAGCCCATTACTAGCTAATACGCCTCCGAGGGAGCCGGTAAGAAATACGGTTAAAGTTGTAAGCAAGTCTATAAAAGCCCTGTCGTTAGGAGCTTGAGCACTGACCGGCTGAGTTACAAAGATAAGCGCGTAAAGCATACCGAAAACTGATATACCAAAAACAAGGGCTAAGGTCACTCCAATAAATACAATAAGGCGGGCGTGTAGATCCTCAGGGCTTAAACGGCTCATAGATTTCCTCGGGTATGAGGTCTTTGGTACACGTACCCACAACTTCGCACCGTGGAGGCTGGCAGTCCGGGTTACTCCAGTTTTCATACTCTTGGCACTCATACCTAACCCATCCTTGATAACCGCACCCCGATAGGAGCAGACTCCCCAAAATCGCCCCTATCAGGGCTTTCATTAGTTAGCGCCTACGCCAAACTGCTTTTCGCTTGGTGCTAGAGCCTTGAGGATAGGACCGACTAAACCTGCGATAAACGCATTAGCTAGTGTTTTTGGATCTGTAATGCCTGAGAGGTATAGCGCTCCCACGCAACTAACCGCAGCTCTTAAGTATGAAAGGCCTGCAGCTTTAAGTTGTTCGCTCATTTCTTTACTCCATCTAGCCCTAATTTAGTGATTAGTTGTTTTGCTTTATCCGGGGTAATTGCTACCTCGAAATGCATTTCGTCCTTACGGTTTATGTAATCGCCGCCCCACTTGAGGCCGTATTTCTTAGCGAGCGCACGGATCATTGGTACCTTCTCCGGAGGAAAAGTCCCGATTTTGCCTAGCGCGTGTTTAGTCGCATTAAGGTCTATAGCTGTACCGGAGGAGTGGCAGCTCAGTTTGTCGGTGCTACCTCGTACCATCCGATAGGCATATGACCAGTCATCGAAAGTACCACCCTCGACTGGCTCAATAAGAGTATTGAACTCAGCTGTAAAGGCCGCAAGTAATGGGCCGCACCCCTCAGCGCATCGCAGCTTTAGGTTTGTGCCCTCTACCTTGTAGCTAGTTATTTTAATCTCGTCCGGATCCTTAGAGGCCGGCCATCCGTTATAGCTACTCTGCATTTTCAAGACTCTTTAGATATGCTTGATAATCAGAGTTAGCAGGGTCGCACGGTATCGACCACACTTTGCCGTCTAGTTCTGTTTTAACAACATACGAAGGCGCATCGTCGTTTTCTACTAATTTATAATTTACATTTGCCATTTTATAACTCCGAACTAAACTCAATGAAAGCCGTACCTGCACCATTATCTCTAAGCCAAGCAGGTTGCCCTGCTGTTAAACCGCTTGCAACGCTAATGTCCATAGCACCTCCAACAAAACCTAGTCCACTAGTGCCTGCTCCGTATATTCCATTTAATGCGGTAACTGCTTGGTTCCAAGCGTTATTAACAAATACTAAATTGCCGCCAAAAGATACGGATGGGTTAGTGCGTTTTGTTGTAGCAAACATAACTTGTGCAGAGCCTGCGGTTGTAGTCATAGATAAACCATTTATACCCAAACTGAAGTTTGCTCCTCCAACCAATCGTCTTTCATAATACCTTTGGCAAGCGGCTAATTCTCCTTGAATAGTTCCACCTGCACGGCTAAAGGTTGTGGCAGTTGAGCCTAGTTCTAACTGCACACCAGTGATCTCAAAGTAATCTGCTGCTCCTGCTGTACCTGTTGGACTAATAGCAAAAAATAAAGCCAATTCAGTAGCAGATTTATCTATGCTTACAGTCATTGTAAATCGCTGCCAAGTAGTCGTAAGTGTATTGTTCTGACCACCTAAACCAGCAGCACCAGTATAAGTACCGTTAATGTTTTGGTCTGTTCCAGTTCCATAATAAACCCAAGACTGCAAAAAAGTAGAGGAAAAGTTAGCACCTTTGCGAGCATAAAACGATAAAGTTACAGTTTGTCCAGCATAACGATAAGACTCGTTCGACTCCCAACTCTGTGTAAAGTAATATGCGCTTGTATTGGTTGAGCCATTTGTGCGTTGGATACGAGCGCAGTATTGGATAGTTGGTAAATTAGTAGTATCGGATACTGTTTGACGAGTAAGTGTTTGTGCAGTATTAGCGTTTAGACTCCATCGGTCTGCTGTGTAAAGTGATGCAGCAGAGTTAAAAGATGTGCCGCGTTGCCATATATCAAAGCCGCCGTTTATTGAGCCATTTTTGCCACCAGCGCGTGAGAGAGTGCTACTGGTGAGCAAGTTAATCGTGCCGTTAGTATCGTTTACATCGCTAGCAGAATAGACATCTCCGTTAGCGTACGTAGTTTTAGTGGGCCAGCCGACTGCCATTATTGCACTCTCCTTAGGATAATAATTTTAGTAGTTAGCATCTATTAAAGCCTCCTCAGTAGTAAGTGTCGTATCCCAGCTATTAGCCGTAATATCGTGAGCTATGCCTTGGCACTGCAGGGTTTGAGTTATGACCGTGCCGGATTGTCCATAATTGGTAATTTCCATAGTGTCGAAATAATCAAGATCTAGGGCGGCCTCGACTCCCGTGGTATAGCCGAGGGTTACAAGATCGAGGGTTATCTGACTAATTGTTAAAATGGCATCCTTGCGAGCGCCTACGTAAGCCGTAGCTAGACTCAAAGCCACCCCTGTAGTTTGCATAAGCATATTTTCAGCTGTAATAGCCCGGGTAAAGTATTGAGCTATAGAGGTCGCATCCTCGTAGGTCTGCGTAGCTAGTCCGATAGGGGTAACGCTAGCCCGGTTTACTATGGCTTTGTCGTTAAAGCTAAACTGTATTTTTGAGTAGTTAATACCTGTAGTGCCATCATTATTAAACACAATAGGGGTAGCACTTGCCGCATCGTAACAAAAGGTGCGGTTATGAAATACTGCGTTACCGCCCTTGTCGATATAAAAGGCACCGGGTCCCTCTGTAAACTCGACGGTTTGGCAGGCATCAAGCACGGTACGAGTGCCGCCGGGGTCCGCTTGGCACGTTGTATTACCCGTTTGTATAGAGCGCTGAGAGTTAGGGAAAGCCACCATATCGAGGATCTTGTTAATGCGTGTGCCTGTATCTTGCCCGGCTGTAGCCCCTGTAACTGTGGTTACGTTTGAGTTATAGAAAAGTCTAAAAGCATCGTAACAAATTAAATCTACAAACCCTGTCTCTTGGTTTTGTGGATAAGTGTATAAATACTCTGTTATATATCCACTAAAAATAGGGTAGAGAGTGCCGTTGTAATTGGCTTGTATCTGTATTTTACGTAAAGGTTGAACATCGGGATAGTACGGCGAGCTTGTGTTTTGAGGCGAAAAGTAGGCATCGGGATCATTAAGTCTTACTGTTGCCTGACCGCTGAGGTATTTATCTTGTAGCACGTTACGGCTGCGGCGTGTAGAAATCTTAAGTACCTCTGCCGATACGTCCACAATATTAGGTACAACAGTGCCAAGCTCTGCAAAACCTAACTGGCCAACCCCAAGCACTAAAACGGTCCCGAAACTCGCGCCTTGAGTTAGGTTGATTTTCACTATTGGGGTAGCAGGTAAAACAGCCATTAGTACACCGTTGAGTAGTTAATAGGGATACCGGATGCTTGGTTATTGTAAATACCCTGAGTAATGGCATCTACTAAATCGCGCTCTGTTGTTACTGAGCCTGAGATATTTACGGTTACGTAAGTGCCGCCCATTGAGCCCATACGATTAAGAGGGATAACAGCCTCAGGACCTGCCTCACCAATAAGCGCCATAGTCGCGTTTGTAACTACTCCACCCTCGGCCATACGTGGAGCACTTGCTAATATACTTTGTAGAGCTGCAATATCCGGCGCAGCTCTGTCTAAGAGGCTACGTACCATTGTTTGCGGGTTATCATACTGAGAAGTAAACCTAGCGTTATTGGCCTGTAAAGCTGCAATATCCGGCGCAGCTCTGTCTAGCATCGCCCGCACTGTTGTTCTTTGTACCTCTAAAGGTACTTTGTAATTAGATAGCTTTAATAATTCGTTTAATACGTCCTGCAGAGTAGATAGCCACTCCTCAAACGGGTTAGGTACATCGCTCAGTGAAAAGGCGTTTTGTCGTAAATTAGCAAGTAACTGTGCATCTTGGTTAATGAGGCTTGCAAACTTGGCAGCTCCTTGTACGTTGCCCTCGGAGATAGCCATTTCGAGATCGAGTATCTCGGTCTTAAGCCGGATACGGAGTTTATCCTCCTCGGTTTGCTTGTTCATAGCAGCCGCTTGTAATTGGATACGCTCTAAGTCAAAAATCTTATTAGCTTGGTTTAGGAAAGCTGAGGCTTTATCTAGGGCCAATTTCTTAGCCTGTTCAGCTGCTATTTTCTTTAAGTTGTTTAGGCGGTCTTGCTCAATTTTGCGTAATGCTTTAGCGCGCTTTTCTGCCTCTTGAGCAGCTTTAACTGCCATTGTGCGTTCGCCCGGGCTTTGTTGCGCTATAAGTGGACGAGCCTCAGGGCCTGTTACAGGTTTTCTAAAAAAGCCGGACGGGTCTCCTGCTATGAGCAGGTCTGCATACTTTTGTGTATTTTCGATAAACCACGCTAACGATCCGGAAACAAAATCTATAGGAGCTGTAAGAGTTTTTACAACCTTAGCTAACTCTCGGCTAAACCGTGCAGTATTGTTTGCGGCTCTTTCCATTGTATCGGCTAGGTCCTCGGTCGTTTTGTCGCCGGCTAAAATCTTAAAGGCATCTATAAGGCCCTTACCTATGACCTCTTTAGCCTGCTCTGCGTTTTCTTTGAGTATGAGCATCTGACCGGCGTACGTACCGGCAGCCTCTGTAGCTGCACCTTTAAGGCGCTTGTCTAATAATTCTTGTACATCGTCAAAAGATTTTAACTGTAGCTCTGCCTTTGTAAGCCCGGTGTTATATTGGCTAAGAGCTTTACGATTACCTAGATACGCCTGACTTAAACCTTTAGCGGCCTCAGACACGCTTATATTATTAGCCGCGGCGATATTCAGCGCGGTGTTCATCATTTCCTGAGACTTAGTAACCGAGCCTGTAGCGCTTAGGAGGGCCTGCATAGCAGGGACGGCTTGGTCTCCTGTAACTCCGTAGAGCTTACCTATGCTGTCGATATAACGGTTTATCTCAGGACCTGCAAAAGCCAAACCTAAGTTTTTAAGTGTGTTGTTAAGTATTACACCCTCACGCTGAGCATCGCTAAAAGCCTTTACGGATGATTTACCAAACTGCACAATACCTGCGGCACCGAGAGCAACGCCAAAAGTACCAGCAAAGTTTTTTACGCTTTGACTAAGTGATTTTATATCCTTTTGAGCTTTAGCTAGACCTTTGCCGTCATACTGCGAGGCAACGCTAAATACTAAACTAGGTAAATTACTAAATGCCATTATGCTGCCAGTCCATAACTGCCCTTGCTTAGTTTATTAAACTTTTCTATGGTCGTAGAAATAGCCATAATCACGGCATCCTGAGCTTTACCGCGATCCTCGTAGCCTGCTCTAAATATCATACGGCCGCGCTCTTTTTGTTTGTCTCCGTACAAAGGACCCATACGGTTAATAAAGTGAGCGCCAGCGCCCGGGTTATTAGATTTACTTGCAGGGTCTCCACCCGGATTTTTACGTCCGGCAGTCTCATAAATTGCGCCAGCTGCCGAGGCGTTGTAAATGTAATACAAAGATCTAAAGCCGCTGCGATTACGACGGCTCGGAGCTTGACTATATTTAATACCGGCTACAACTGTTTTATGATCGTAAAGAGGGAAAAGGCGTACTCGACCCTCAACGTTAAACTGCCTAAAGGCTGAGTTACGTTTAGTAATCTTTTTGCCTACGCTGCCCTCGGCCCAGCCGTAAAGATTATCCGGCTGTGGACTAGGTGCATACCCTCGAGCTTTATCACGCATAGGCACCATTACCCCGCGTATTTCTTTGTTCATTTCTTTAAGGAGGTCCGGGTCAAACTTGCGCATAGCCTTAATAGTTTCTAGGGCCCCTTTTAGTTCGACGGGCATTTTGCGCCTCCTTTGCTTGATCGTTTAACACTTGTAGCAGATTTCTGAACATTTCAGTATCTAGCTCTAGTAAATATTGGGGCGGGATATGGGTAGCTATAGCTAACTGCGCTACTAGATACCCAAAGGACCCCCGCCCCACTATCCCAAAGGGAGATCGTCCAAAACCTCAACTCTAGATAAAGTATCTAAAAACTCAGGTCCAAAAACCGGTACTACCTCGCCACTTGCGCGTAAGCACTCGTGAGCTAACCAATAGAGATCACTCTGCTTTTCGTCATCGCGAAAGGCTTTCATAAACCCCTTTTTTGCGTACAACTCAAAGGCATACTCTATACGTGGCGTAATCTGATGCTCAGTTACGTTTCCGTCTGCCCTTGTTATTTTGAGTCTTGCCATTGTGTGCCCCTTAGTTTCTTATCAGGATGTAGTGATTACGATAGGTGAGTTACAAGTAAATGTAATTGACTGTGTAGCAATATCGCCTACAGCGCCGTTAATATCTGTGGTGTTGTTTACCAAGATAGTAGTGCTGTATAGCGGGTTAGTAGCTGACGTTACCGCGCTTGTCTGCTTAAGAGTTAGTGGCACTGTTGTACCCCACGCTGCTTGCAGTGTTGCGTTTACGTTTGCAGCTGCAGTATCGCTAAGGAAATCTAGAGTAATTGTGCTTGCCTCTAGGCCCTTAACAAACTTGTGAGCTGTATCGCCCATAGCTGTAACTTCCAACTCGTCAAAAACGCGGTTGATTGTGGCAGCGGTTACGTGATCTGTTAGCGCCACCGAGTTCAGAGTTACCTGAACCGTATTTGATAAATAAATTGCCATTGTTGTTTATTCCTCTGTTTTCTCGATAGGTGCGGGTGCTGCCTTTGTTACTTTTTTATCAGCCTCGGTTATTTGTCCGATTTTGATTAAAAACGCTATATCTTCATCTGTGTAGCTCATTGTTTTACTCCCAGCTCGTTAATACGCTTATACTAAAATCGGCGGTGAGTAAGTCCCCGCTTTGTACGCTAAGTACTGAGGGAGCCGACATACTGCCAATATTCATTACGATATTTGAGTTAGCCAATTTCTTAAATACTGCACAGGCCAGAGTCTCTATACCGTTGAGGTTGCCCCTGTTGTCCAGCATCGGCACCGTCAAAATCACTTTTAGGTTTGCCAAAGGTGAGATATTTATATTTGTGTTATTACTTGGTGTTAAATAATTTTCTGCAGGTGCGACGATAACGCTATTAGCTGTAATAGTTGGAGGCGGGAAATCGTACGTATTCCACACGTTGTTATTAGCTAAAGCCGCTGCAATAGTCGCACGGAGCGTAGTTATAGGAGCCGGCATCTGCTACCCCAGCATACTTAAAGGGTTTTGATAACCGGCAATTAAGCCCCTGATTTTGCCGATCATTGAGTTACCCATACGGTAGGGGCTAGGGCTAAAACCGTCGATAGATACGCCGCCTGTTTGGCTGACTTGTCGAGCTTGAAAAATATCTACGGCTAGGATCATCGCTGCCTCACGGACTGCAGGCGTTGTTGCGTAGCTGTTTGTTTTTGTGTCCGCTCCTACTGCAGAGCCGTAAGGCAATACTCGAGTAAAGTTTGCGTTAGCAGCCGTCTTAGCAAACTGAATAAAGCTATAGCCGTTAGGCCAGTTAAATATGCCGCGATTAAATGCAATAGTTGGTAGGGCAGTAGTGGTGCCTGCGGTCCACGGAATAGTCCCGGTGATAGTGAAGGTGCCGTTAAAAGTTGAGCCGCACCCACTCAAGGTAACGCTATCGCCCGTGCTAAAGATTGCAGGGTTAGCGACCATTACTGTAGCTACGTTGTCTTGCAAAGCCGTACCGACTACAGGGGCAGAGTCGAACCATAAAAACTGATTGAGAATATCTTGAGCAGACTGGCAGCACTCCTCGATAACAGAGTCGGGATACAAGTCCCCAATTCCTAAATTATCGCGTAACTCTTGTTCGGTTACGTAAGTGGCTGGCATTTGTTTACTCCGTTCGTACTATGGGCCGGGAGAGCTCAAAGGGCTAAGAGCCCTCCCGACTATTAGTTTGTTGTTAGTTCAGGTTGAACTTAACGATGCCCTTAGGCATCTTTGCGATTGTTGCCATATAACCGTAAATCGCTACCTGCACCTGCAAGTTAGATACTACGTTTACAGACATATACGCTGTTGGTGACTGATAAACAGTGAAAGCCTCAGGCGCAAGAATTACTGCGCTATCGTCAATTGTTGTAGTGGCTGTGAAGTTCTTATCTACGTATAGATCAAGTCCTAGCACGTTACCGCGAATAGAGCCCGGTTGAGTTAAACCGCCGGCGTTCATTGGCTGTGATGCAGAATAAATTGGGCGCCCGGTTGTATCTGTAGCTCCCATAAGTAGCTGCCATTGTGAACCGTTAGCAATATAGTTATTAGCAAAATAACCTGTGGCCTCGTAAACCTTACGTGCTGCATCTGAGGCAAACTCAATAATGCCGCCTGAGTCCGCATCGCATCCTGAGCTATATTGACCAGCTGCGATAAGAGCATTTAATACTGTTGTATCAAGTGTCTTGAGGTAAGCGTTTTGTAGTTGGTTTGTTAGCTCAGCATAAAAGTTAGGATCTGAGCGCTCTAGTAATTCCACGCTAATAGTGTTCATACCTGCGTACTTAGATACAGTGCCAGTTAGGTAAGCTGTTTCCATACCTGTGTTTTGTACAGCTCCGGCCTCAAGTTCAACAGTTACAACAGGTGCTACGCCTGTACCGCCGCCTGCTGAAGTCACAAGTGATGGCACGTTAATAGTCATACCGTTAGCTGGCAAAGTTCCACGAGAGCACGCGTCAATAGCAGGTGTGCCAAAACGTGTGTTAGTTGGAAACTCTGAGAGGTACTGAGTTGGGTTAAATGCAGGGTTGGTAGAAAAACTATCATCAGCTGCGGTTACATAGAGCTTTGAGTCCTCGTTACCGAGAGCTGCCTTAATCTTGTGCTCTGTGTATGCACCCATTGAAGTGATTGGTGTACGTACTCTTTGTGAGTCAAGTACGGATGGACGGATAATCTTACGAGCGGCCTCGACCTTTTCAGCCTCGACCGGTGTATCTACCTGAGTCTCCTCAGGTGTATTTTCAGGGGCTGTAGTCACAGCATCCTCGCTTTCGGTTTCTGTTTCGGTTTCGATTTCTACGATTGTCGTATTTATCGTTGTTGTTTTTTCTTTTGTACTTGTAGCTGCCTCAAGCGCTGCTCGAGCTGCTGCAATATCAGTTACGGATGCGCTAGAAAAGGCTGCGCTCTCAACGAGCGATACCTCTTTGAGGACCGCCGCCGTTACTAACAGGTAATCACCCATTGGCTTAGAGGCAGTTACATCTACCCCTACGGATAAGCCGCTTACTAGGTTTTCCTGAGCGAGTACTAGCGCATCTTGTCCTCGAGTGCTGCTAGATAACTTGAAGGATCCGTAAACGCCTTCGGTCGAGTCGCTAAATGAAATAGCGCGACCTACTGGCTTATCTTGTTGGTGTTGCGATAAAAGTTTAATTTTTGTTGCATCCGGAATTGCAATAGAGCCGCGCTCAAATACAACTGGCCCGGCGCTTGTGTGTCCTACTTCGCCATACGGTGCGACCATCCCATAAATAGTTCGTTTTTCTGTATCGGCTGCTTGTATTTCCTGACTAAACGTTAGTAGCACTTGCATCTCCTAGCGGTGTGAGTTGTTCCATTTGACGAGCTTGATCTACGCCAATTAGATTGAGGTTTAACATCTTTTCAATAATGTCTAAGCGCTCCATAGCATCGACTCGTAAAAATGAGTCATCGACTGCAAAGCGAACTTCGTTAGCAGAGTTTGTAATATCGTTCATAGATAAACGGTCCTCAATAGCAGAGATATAAGGCTGTAATGAATAAGCCACAAACTCTTTACGGCCATCTAAAATATTTTGGTACGTCATAGAGTTATTCATATCTGCAGAAATATAATATGCAGGTACGTTCATAGCACGGGCGATTTCAGTAGCTAAATACTGTGATGCCTCGTTATACATCATATCTTTAGGACTAAAGCCCACATTTTCCACGCTGAGAGTGCTCGTTAAATATGCCGTTGATCGCGAGGCGCGGCTAGCCTTCCAACTTGCTAACAAACCTTGTATCTGTGACTCAGGCAAGTCTGCGCCGTTATTTTTTAATACTGTTGTAGCCATTGGTGTAGCTGCGCTTACTGCACTTGCGCGCTGAATATCGTAAGCTGCTTTAATTGTTGTAGATGCTGTATCTAATACGCCCGGTAATAAAGATTGAAAAGTAACAAGTGAACCAATACCGCCCATAGGTACTTTTTCACCATCGACAAAATAATCTTCTATCTCTGTGCCGTACTTGTTTGTTGTATAAGTTACGCGGTTATTAGCGACCCACTCAAAACCGGATGGACGTCCATCGTCTGCATACAAACTTGTAACACGCCAATACGCGACCGAATAAAATATGAGGCTATCGACCGTTGCACTTATCGTTACACTTCGAGGCTGTCTAATATCCGGCTGCTCTAACCAAACAGGAGAGCCTAACTTTTCTCCTGTAGATTTTTTATACAGTGCTAAGTCGATACTCGAAATAACGCCGGCAACTAAATTGCGACAACGTGCGACACTTGCAACTTGTAAAGCAAAAGTGCGGTCGATACCGTTAGAGTTATATCCGTAAGTAGATCCTGTATTAAATGATCCATAACCGTATTGCGTAGTCATTACGGCAGGTGCGTATTGGGCCTCGATAGATGGCTTTTCAGCTCTCTTGATACCAAAGGTTTCTAGTAGTCCCATGAGAGGGATTTTTTCATTTAGTCAAGCATTTTGCAGTTTTTTGTGTCCGTGTCTAACTGTAAACTTTAACCTCACCTACGGGTTGATTTAATATATGAACTACAAAACTTAAACCGATAGCCGCATCTACGGGGCCTGCAGATTTACGCCGAATAATACGCCAGCTAGCATCGGATACCTTAGCTGCACAATTAGCCATACTCTCGATTAGCTCATTTTGCCCCGAGTGCACGAGGCGTTTATTTACAAGGGCATCGTAGAGATCACCGCAGGCCTGATAGGCCGTTTGACCCGATATATCCTGCATCGCTACCCCGGACATCTCGAGGCGTTTAGCTATTGAGGCAGTGGTGTACTTGTCGTAGCAAACGGTCCGAGGGTAGTAAATATTTGTCCAGTGTTTAATGCGTTGAGCTACAAAGAGGTCGTCTATAGCTACGTCGTTATGAAATACCTCAAGTACTGCCACGCCTATACGACCGTCCGGCAATACTTGGCCCATTACTAAACTTGCATCGCGACGGCTCGGGCTTACGTCAAAACCAAAAATAGTAAGAGGCCCCGGGTTGAGTTGTAGCGTTTTATCGCCGGACTCCTCAACACTCATATAAGGCCACGGACTTGCAAGGCTTGAGATCCACGTGCAAAGAGTCTCGGTGCGCGTGGTCTCGATAGGGCTTGTAGCTATTGACTCCTCGATAGCCTCCTCCGTAATTGTGTATCCCATAGCCGGGTTAGCTTGTGCCCACGCTTTACGATCCGTAATTTTGGCAAACTGTTCAGCTGAGTACTCGTAAAAGCCAAACGTTTTAGGAGGAAAACTTAAAGCTCTTTCGCGTAAGTCATTGAGCACTGTACTAAAGGCATCACCGGCGTTAGAGGTAAGCAGCGTTTGAGCGTTAGGCCTTGCACGTGTAACTGGCATAGCTGCGCGATAACCCTCCTCCGAGATTTCGCGTACCTCGTCGATATAAAGTAAATCGGCAGTACGTCCACGTGAGCCGTCGCGTGTAGCTGCTACAACATCGAGGCGAGCGCCGTTGATAAGCTCTATTGACTCAGTGCCGTTTGCAAACCGTATCTGTTTAGTCTGTTTGCTTAACGAGTCCGAGCCCTCAATAGCGTAAGCCACTTGCCTAAAGGTCTCCAAAGCCATCGACCTATTAGAGCTCATAATTACAACATTTTTAGATCCAAACAAAAACAGGTGCCCCAGCATCAACATACGCGCTAAATGAGTTTTACCGTTTTGGCGCGCACAAAGTACGAGGTTAGTTTTTCGGATAAACATATCGGCATCATCGACGGTGCATATATCGTTTAATACAAACTCCTGCCACGGCAATAATGGCAGCTCAAGGCTTGTAGCTAAATCTGCTATCTCTTTACCTCGTGTAGGTCCTTTGAGAAATGGCGTATGTAATCGCGGCTCAGTAGCCCCCTGCAGTGGCGTTTTAGTTTTGGTCATATCCCTATCAACTCTGTTTAGTTTGGCCCACACACGGACCGGCAGGGACCGTACTTGACTGTCTCGGGGAGATTTTGCTCCT